GCCCGCGACCACCAGCGTCGCGCCCTTGGTCAGCTCGATGGCCAGGTGCTTGAGGGCGGTCGGCACGAGCAGGATGCGCGGCTCGACGCTGATGGGCTGCCCGTCGGAGTCCGTCTGGTCGAGGAATATCTGGATGGCCTTCTTGAGGCTCTCCGCCGAGAGCGCGCTGGACGCGCCCGTGAGCAGGTTCTTGTGGGCCGCGCTGAACAGCGCCTTGCCGTCGCCCTGCGCCGGGTTCTTCAGCAGGCGCGCGAAGAAGAGCTGGTCGATCAATCTGGCGGCGCGGTTGCCCATCGCGGCGGGAACTCGCATGAACGCCCCCAGGTCGTCGTTGATGATCATTTTCCTGGTCAAACAGAACTTCTTCCCGTATGTGTCGATCTGGTTTTTCGCGCTCTCCTCGGAGAGGCCTCCCTCCTTGATCTCGCCGTCGGGCGCGACGGGGAGCAGGTCGCCGACGTCGGTCAGGCGGAACCTCTCGCTCTCCTTGAAGTCGGAGAGGTCGCCGCTCGTGCAGAGGCGCTGGGCGATGACTGGCTGGGCGCGGTAGCTGTCGAGCAGCTTCTTGTTCGCCACGTTGCTCAAAATGCCCGGCAGGCTCACGGTCGAGAAGGCGGCGCGGATGGTCTCGTTGTCCATCGTGCGCCCGTGGGCGACGCCCTCCATGTCGAGGCAGGCGTGGAGAACCTCCTTGAGGGGCATGTCCATCGCCTTCTCGCCCGCCTCCACGGCCTTCGCGCCGTAGGACTTCTCAAGCGCGTCGGGGGACATCCCGCCGCGCAGGCAGAGGGCGGCCTCGATGGCGGCCCTCGTCTCCGCGCCGTCGGGGCGTTCGCGCACAATCACGTTCACTCCCGCGGCGGGGCGCGCCGCGCGGAGGGCGGCCAGCACCTTCGCGGTGGTCTCCTGCGGAGTCCAGCCGCACTTGACGGCCTCGCGCTCGATTTCGGGGAACTCCCCCTTGCAGATTTCGGCGATTGCGGAGACGCGGCCGCGCTCGGCGGTCACCGCGCCCTCGGCGGCGGCCTTCGCGGCCTCCTCGATGTCGTTCTGGTCCAGCGGCTTCGCCGCGGTCGCCGCTGCCGGCGTGTTCTTGTTTTCCTCCATGTCCTCTCCTTTCACGTGTTCGGGGTGCATCATGTCGAAGCTCGCGCTGACGCGCATTCTCGTGGACTGGTCGGCTCCGACGGCGACGACCGAGACCTCCCGCAGGACGGACTTCGAGACCAGGTAGAACGGCGCGGGGGCCGTCTGCCCGTTGACCTCGCGGTCGGCCTTGACAAGCTCGCTCTCGCGCACGTCCGCGCCGATGGAGAGCTGCCAGTCCGCGCCCGCCTTGCACTGGGCGACGATGCCGCTCGCGGCCTCGCCGTCGGAGACGATGTCGCCCTCGATCTCGAGGACGCCGCCCGCCACCTTCGCCCTCACCATGCCCACGCGGGCGTCGGTGCGGTTCTCGTGGTTCGTCAGCAGCGGCACGGTGTCGGGAATCTCCATCCCCGACAGGTCCACCACGACGGGGTGCCGCCAGCCGGGCAGGCGCATCCCGCCGCCCGTGTACGCTGTGCCGGCCACTTTCGGGCGGGTCCCGGCGGACGCCTCTATCAGTCTGAAATCACTCATCTTCCTTCTCCTTGCCCGTCTCCGGGACGTTGTTGCCGTTGGCCGTTATGGGGATTCCGAGCTCGCGCATCACCTTGAGCTCCTTGCCCCTCTGGCGCAGGACGGCCATCCAGTCGCGCCCGTCCGCCGCGCACTCGGCGGCGAGGGTCGTAGTGCCGCTGGCGAGCCTCTGCGCCTGCGCCGTGGCCTCCTTCACGGGGTCCACGTGGGGGAATCCGTCCCAGAACCACGTGTGCGAGTTGTCCGCCTCGGCGTCTCCGCCGCGCAGGAGCAGCCACTCCCTGAACCAGGCGTCGAACAGCCTGTCCAGCACCTCCGTCTCCCAGCAGGAGCGGTCGACGAGGACGGACTTGTGGTACACCTGGTTGTCGAGCCTGCCCGACGCGTAGTTGAAGCCGCTGAAGTCGCCCGCGACCGCCCCGTATGTGGAGCAGACGCATCTGGCTATCTCCGTGAGGTAGCACTTCACCGCCTCTGCATGGGTCGAGCTCGGCTGCTTCGGGTCGAGCTGCCCCATCTTCCATCCCGCGGGCATCGTGACCATCATGTTCCTCTCCAGCGGGATCGTGTCCAGCGACTCGATGTCCTCGGTCTCGCCGTCTGGCGGCGTGTCCGTGTAGAGCACGGCGGCGAAATCAGCCGCCGCCTCCGCCGCCGAGAGCACGGCCTTGCTGTACCGCCGCAGCTGCGCGAAGAGGTCCAGCGCGGGCGTGAGCTCGGGGATTCCCCTGTGCTGCTCCGGGCGGTCGCGCCTGAATATGTGGAGCATATTGGAATGCGGCACGGTGAAGGCCTCCTCGCCTGGCATCTGCATCGCGTCGCCCGGATGCGTCTTCAGGACGCGGTACGACACGGGGTTGCCCCACTGGTCGAAGGATATCCCGTCGACCGACCTGCCGTCGTCGAGCCATCTCGGCTCGCCGCACACGCGGTCGGCCTCCACGAGCGCGAGCCCCAGCTTCACGGGGTCCGCGAGCGCGGGGTTCGTGTGCATCACGGCGAACGCCTCGCCGTCCTGGCACCGCGCCATCCGCATCGTCCGCAGCTTCTGCGGCAGCATCACCGCCGCCGACCATTTCGCGAAGGCGGCCTCCGCCTCGTCGTTGAACTCCTCGTCGTCCGTCAGCATCTGCAGGCGCGGGCCGGTCCCGATCGTGTCGTTGGCCAGCATCTGCACCAGCCCCTTCGCGTATGAGTTGTTCGCCACCTCGTAGCGCGAGCGCATCCGCAGGGTGCGCCGCACCTCCGGGCTGGCCTCGCCGTCCGCCGAGAGGGCGTCCGCCGCCGACCAGTGGCGGGCGTTGTCCTTCGTCGTCTGGGCCGCGTCGAAGCGCGCCCTCACGCTCTTGAACACCGTCCTCTGGCGCGGGGCGAATATCGACTTGATTCTCTCGAACATCACTGCGCCCCCGAATGGCTCATCCTCGTGAAGCGCAGGCCGCCGTAGCGTCCGTGCCTCGCCTGCTTCGAGGCCAGGTAGCGGTCGGCCTGGACGAGGTCGGGGAGCGAATGCTGCTCCACGCGCTGCCCGTCCACCTGCGCGGACTTCGGCCCGTCCGCCGCCCTGCGGATGGCGTCGTCAAGGCTCTCCTTCGTGTTCTTCTCGCCCATTCGCAAGCTCCTCCTGTATCTTCATCTCCTCCGCCGCGATGCGGATGCCGATCCACCGCATCACGTTCACGCACATCGAATTGCCGCAGGCCTTGTACCTCGGCGCGTCGGGGCAGTCCGCGGCGGGCTTCCCCTTCCAGGGGATTTGCGTCCAGCCGTCGGGGAAGCCCATCAGCCGCTCCGTCTCCATGGGCAGCAGACGCCTCACGGTCGCCCTCCAGCCGACGCCGGGCGGATTCGCCGTCACCGTCGGCGCGGGCGCGCCGTCCTCCCCGATCCCCGCCCCCTGGCGGTTCACCTCGTCGTGCTTCTCGGCGTCCCTCGTGGCGTTCCTCATGTCTATGGGGACGCACTCCTCCACGACGCCAGAATGGTGTCCGGGGCATGTCCCGTTTGTCTGCGTCATCGACAGCTCCCTCTCCACGGGGCAGCCGAAGTTCACGTCGAAGGACGCGCCGTATGCGACCGCGTGGCTCTCGCCGTGGGTGGTCGCCAGCGTGGGCGAGACGTCCTCCCTCGATATGTGGCATCCCGTCTTGCCGCCCATCATGTCCACCACCGTGTCGATCTTCAGCACCGACGGACCCATCCGCCCCGGCGTGGCGCAGGAATGCGCTCCGAGCGTGGCGGCGACCTCGCCGGTCTCCTGCCCGTTGTAGAGGTCCGCGCCCGACTGGCGCTCGCCGTATGCCACGGCGTGGACGTCCTTGGCGGTCTGCGTGTACATCACGTCCTCCGTGTTCACGCCGAGGCCGCTGCCGCCTTCGCGCTCCGCCTTGCCCATCTTGTCGCCGTCGAGCGATATGACGGGCGGCTCGACCACTACGAGCTCGTTGGCCCTCGTCTCGCCCCTGTCCCAGAGGTTCAGCGTGTTCGCAACGCCCGTCTCCTCGAACTTCGGGCATCCTCCCGCCTCCGCGGGGCGGCCCGTCTTGCTGAAGGCCGTCTGCGCCCCCTCGGGCTCGACCACCACGGTCTCCGTGTTCGGGTTGCCCCTCGTGAGCGTCTTGCTGGCGTCGGTCGGCGTGACGTAGAGCCCGCCGTCGGGCCTGTCCTTCCGTGTTCCGTTGGCGTCGCAGGGCGTTATGCTGAAGCACTCCCTCTGCGCGACCGCCGGGGTTATCTCCGTGCGGATCGTGGGGAACACGTCCTCCCAGTAGCCCTGCTGGACGCCGCCCGCGTCGTTCTTGATGAACGCCAGGGGCTTGTTCCCGTCATTGCTCTCCATCCTTCCCCTCCCGGTGTTCCGCGCCGTTCCCGACGCTCTGCAGCCAGGGGACGTTGTTCCCCCCTGTGCCCATCTGTCCCGTCAGCGTGGGCGACACGTCGCCCGACTCCTTCACGCGCCCGTCCTGCGGGTGGTTCTCGTAGGCGATGAGGTTCTGCTGCTTGGTGGCCTGCATGGCGCAGACCGAGCCCGCGACCTCGCCGTCGCCGCCCATCAGCCGCACCTCGTCGCGCTGGTTCTGCGTGAAGCAGACCGCCTTGTCCTCCCCATCCCTCTTCTCGATCAGGAACTTGTCGCAGTCCTGGAACGTGTTCTTGTTGAACAGGTTTGCCTCCAGCGTGGGGCAGACCGCCCCTTCGGCGTCCGCGCCCTCCGGCGTCTCGACGACCGCCTTGCCTCCCTTGTAGTCGGTGGAGAGGAGCGTCGGCGACACGTTTCCGTCCGTCTCCGCCCCGAGCTGCCGCATGTCCAGGACGCACTGGAGACGCCCCTTGTCGGGCATCCGCTGGGCGTCGCCCGTGCAGGTCAGCGTGTCGGCCTTGTCCGAGCCGTCCCACCAGCTCGCGCGCCTCCTTTCGAGGAGCGCCTGGTCGTTTGAGGTCGCCAGCGTCAGCGACACGTTCCTCGATATGAGCGGCCCCTTTCCGCCGCCCGCGCACCCCTCGCGCATCCGCAGGGTCTCGGGCGCGTCCTCCTCGCCGTACACCATCGTGTCGCCCGCTCGCGTCGCCCCAAGGCAGGGCGAATGCCCCTTGCACTCGCCCGTGAACAGCTCGAAGTTGAAGCCGTTCGCCTCCCTCGGCTGTTCCTCCTCCTCTTTGCAGACGCACTGCGGGAACTTGGCGTCGATCCTCGCGATTGTCGAGGCGACGCCGTCCGTGTGCGCCCCAAGCCGCATCCCGTAGGGGACGAGCGTGGTCACTCCTCGTTCGCCTGGCGCTTCAGGGCCGCCAGCAGAAGCGGCGGAAGCTCCCTGTGCCGGCGCTCGGCGCGGCGGAGTATCCCCTTCGCGCACTTCTCCGTCAAGAAGTACCGACGCGGGATGGGTCCAGTCCATAGGACCTCCGAAAGCCCCGCCACGGTATCCGACCAGGAACACCCTGCGCCTCCGCTGGGGTATGGCGCGGGGGAAGCCGGGAACTCGGGTATATTGTGCGTCCAGCACTCGCCAAGCCAGCCCGAAGCATCCGGGGGCGTTGGCGACGATTCCGCACCGTCCCCATCCCCCCTTCGGCACGGGCACTTCCCATCCGCAGAGCAGCGATAGGAGGCTGGCAAAATCGCCTCCGGCCCCGCTTGACAGGACGCCCGGAACGTTCTCCCAGACAGTCCACCGGGCGCCCGTGCGGTAAGCCAGGCGCACAAACTCGAGGGCGAGGTTTCCCCTCGGGTCCGCGAGCCCCCTCCGCAGTCCCGCGATGGAGTAGCTCTGGCAGGGGGTCCCTCCGACAAGAAGGTCAATTGCTCCATCATAGTCCTCCTTCTGAATTTTCGTGAAATCTCCCAGGTTGGGCAGAATCCCGCCCATCGGCAGCCATTCCAGCTGCCGCATCCAGGCCTCGCGGTTCTTCCTGTCCTTCCCGTCCGCCGCCTCCGCGGGGTCGAGCGGGCGCAGGGGGCGCGTCGCGCCCAGCCGCTCCATCAGGACCGCCGACGGGAACGGCTCGACCTCGGCGAGGAACAAAGCCCTCCAGCCGAGCGGAGCCCACGCGGCGGTCGCGGCCTCGATGCCGCTGCAAACGCTTCCGTAGTTCATCCGTGCCTCCTGTTGTTCGCTTTCGATT